CCATTGCCCCACATCTTGTATTCAGCAGAATCGCTGTGCGGATTTTTCAGCCACTTGATAACGGCATTTCTGCTTTTCGACTTGGTGTCTGGTGCGGTGATTCTGCGGTGGGTTTCAAAGACCTCTGCCCAGCGGTCAATTTCTTCCTCAGTCGGATTTTCAGTATCAAGTCTATCGCACCACCAATCAGGAAATCCCTGCAATCTGGCACATTCAGTCGGTGTCAGCCTGCGGACGATATATGCCAGCTCATTGTTGGGAGCATCATTCACGACAGGCAGGTCTTTCCAGTCCGATGCCACGAGGGTATTTGCCTGCTCATGGACTGCTACTGTATGATGTGAATTTTTGCTTGTGGAATAATGGTCGCCGTTGGGGTGAACGACTGTTGCAGGACCTCTTGCAACGGCAGTCCCAGCTACATCTTCCGAAATACAAAAATGATTGTCCCTCGAAATTGTGTAAGCAGGTTCAGACATAGCCACTGCTGGAACTTCCACGGTATTGAGCGTGTACATGACTTCGCTCTCTTTATAGCCATTTCCTTGATGTGACGGTCTTGAGCCATTGCCCTCAATCACAACCATACCTCCCTGATTTTTGCAAGGCGATTGATTGGAAGTGTCAAGCGTCCGTGAAGTTTCCGCCTCATAAAATCCGCTGTTTGGATTGTCGGAAAGCATCGCATTGCTGTGCTTCGCACAAATGCCATAAACTTTCGGAGTTTCCATCAGAAGAGGGACATTTCCTCCGCCCGTTCCGCACCTTGATGTTAAAGTCTGACAAATTTCATCATCAGAAATTTTGATACGAGAATTGGCAGGGTGATTTTCGAGGGCTATCGCAGCCGGAACAACTCCGGCTCTTAAAGTAGGAGATTTTTCCGATTCATAGCCGATGCTTCTTGATTGTGCAGAATGTTCTGTACAGAATCCTGCCGATTTTATGGGATTTTCGCCTGCTGTTCGAGTGCTTTTTTCAGAACGGCAGGCAGTTCCTTGCCACGTTCGGAAGCTCTCCGCAGAATACCCAGACAAGCCTTCTGACTCAAATAATATGTTTCCGGCACGCTGTCCTGCAAAATCTGCGACAAGGTAGATGCGTTTTCTTCTCTGGGGAACTCCCCAGCCACACGCATCGAGGACTCGCCATGCGACAGAGTAGCTGTCTGCCAAGATTTCTCCGGCTTTTGACCACTTCGCAGGTCGAGGGACTGAAACTGCACTGTCGCTGACTTTGCAGATTTCTTCGAGGACACTTCGGAAGTCCTCGCCTCCGTTGGACGAGAATGCTCCAGGTACATTTTCCCAGACACAGAACCTTGGGTATCTGCCATTGGTTGCACACCTCATTTCTTTGATGATTCTGACCGCATGAAAGAAAAGACCGGAGCGTGAACCGTCTAAGCCGTTTCTTTTCCCAGCGACCGACAAGTCCTGACAAGGTGAGCCGAAAGTGATAATATCCACGTGAGGAAGTTCTGCACCGTTCAGGGTGCTGACATCACCGTAGTGCTGTACTTCCGGCAGTCGCTTTTCAGTCACTCGGACAGGGAACGGCTCGATTTCTGAATTCCAGACAGGCTTAATTCCGGCAAGCAGTCCACCAAGCGGAAAACCGCCTGACCCGTCAAAGAGACTGCCGAGGGTGATTTCTTCTTTCATGGCGATTCTCCTATAAAAAATTTGAAAATTTTCAAAAAAAATTTTGAAAAAGGGGTTGACTTTTCCACGAAAACATGGTATAATGTATATAACGAAAGGGGGGAAAGCGAATGAACTACGGTGAATTGAAAAGAATGCTCAGAAAAGCCGGATGCCACCAGATTAAAGACCACAGCAGAAGAAAGCACGAAAAGTGGCATAGCCCTGCAACCGGAGAATACTTCCCGGTAAGCAAGAACAACAGCAAGCAGGTAGCGCCCGGAACACTGGACGACATTCTTAAAAAAGCGGGGCTGAAATAAGCCCCACCCCTTCGGGGGGAGACACGACTGCAAAGGCAGAGCGAGCGAAACGCTCCTCAGCCTGAGCGGTGTCAGCAGTTCAATTTAACCTGCGTATTCGCTTTCCACCCTGAAAATAAAAAGGAGCTGATTTTAATGGCAAAGTATGTTTTTCCGGCAGTATTCACAGAAGAGGGAAACGGACTGTATTCCATCAATTTCCCTGACTTGGACGGCTGTTTCACAAGCGGTGATTCCTTGGTTGATGCAATGGAAATGGCAGAAGATGTTCTCGCTTGTGTTCTCGCAGATGCAGAAAAGGACGGTACTCCAATTCCCACCGCAACTCCAATCAGACAGGTCGCTGTCAATGACGGAAGTTTCGTGACCTTGATTCTCTGCGATACTGAAGGCTACGAAGTCACCGAATGCGAGGCAACAATCCGCATCAAAGATGCCCGTGCCAAGTCTGGTCTGACAATCGCTGAACTCTCACGGCAGTCCGGTATTCCTGCCGATGTGATTGAAAGCATCGAGGCAAAGGAATGGGGAACGGTAGCCAACGCTATCAAACTCTCAAAGGTGCTGAACGTGGAACTCTCCGAAATCTGCGAACAGGAGGACGAGTATGACGAATAAAATCAAGGAAGTCCGTGAGCAGAAAGGACTGACCCGCAAGGAACTGGCGGAGCAGTCAGGAGTTCACTACAAGAAAGTCGCAGACTATGAGAACCAGTACGTTCGCACTGAAAACATCACGGTCGGCAACCTCTACAAAATTGCTCAGGCTCTTGAATGCAAGATTGATGACCTGATTGGCTAAACACAAAACAGACCTTGCATGGGCTTGTGAGGTCTGTTTTATTTTTGTCAATTCAGTACCCAAAACATGACTTTATATCCTGTTACTATATTTTGTGAGTTGTAATCATCACTGATAATTTTTCTCAACTCATTCCATTCAGTTTCTGAAGCTGGGTTACCATGTGTACAAGACCAAATTTCTGACCCCTCATGATAGATAGAGAGCTGACAGTCCGTAGGTCTCACAACAAGGTCTGCACCAAACTGAAAAGTCAAAGAAGCAGTGCCTTTGACGGAATGAGTAGGGTGTCTAAACAACGGATTAATATCTTTCAGTTCAAGCAGAAGTGCCTCCATTCGGCTCTGCGGAACTTCCTCGTACTCAGTGCCGTTAATCATGGCTGTGAGAATATCTTCATTTCTGCTGTCCATCAGGTTTCCACCTCTTTCACAAGGTCAGCATAGGAAATCTGCTCACCGTTTCTGATAACATACACACCCTCTGCATTGTCGGTATCCTCCACATATCTGCGGAGAATGACGGAGGCATACTTTTCATCAAGTTCCATCATGTAGCAGATACGGTTTGTCTGTTCACAAGCCATGAGAGTTGAACCACTGCCGCCGAATGTATCAATCACGATTGCATTTTCCTGTGAGGAATTGCAAATCGGATAACCAAGCAGGTCGAGAGGCTTGCTTGTCGGGTGATTCTTGTTTCTCTTGGGCTTGTCATAGTTCCAGATAGTAGTCTGCTTTCTGTCGGCATACCATTTGTGCTTTCCGTCTTTCTTCCAGCCGAACAGGACAGGCTCATGCTGCCACTGATAATCACTGCGACCGAGAACAAGGCTGTTCTTTACCCAGATACACACACCTGCAAGGTGAAATCCTGCATCAATAAAGGCTTTTCTGAAATTCAGTCCCTCAGTATCTGCATGGAATACATAAGCTGAACCACCGCTTTCGAGGTTTGTCGCCATATTCTGAAAGGCTGACAGCAGGAAATTATAAAAATCATCGCCTTTGATGCTGTCGTTCTGAATGCTCAGTCCGTCAGAACTCTTGAACGAAACTCCGTACGGAGGGTCTGTCACGATGAGATTTGCTTTCTTTCCGTCCATCAGCTTGGCAACATCATCTGCACTGGTAGCATCACCGCACATCAGTCTGTGTCTGCCTACCGTCCAGATATCACCCTTTTCTACAAATGCGGCTTTCTCCAATGCCACTGAAAGGTCATAATCATCATCTTTTGCTTTCTTTTCATCATCTGCGAAAAGGTCTGCCAGCTCACTTTCATCGAAACCAATCAGAGACAGGTCAAAAGCCTCGTCTTGCAATTCGGTCAATTCAACTGCAAGCATTTCATCGTCCCACCCTGCATTCAGTGACAGCTTGTTGTCTGCCAGAATGTACGCTTTTTTCTGGGTTTCGGTTAGATGGCTTTCTTTGATGCATGGAACTTTCTTCAAGCCAAGTTTCTGTGAGGCATAAAATCTGCCGTGACCGCACAGGATTGTTCCGTCCTCGGATACGATGATAGGAGACAGAAAACCAAACTCACGGATTGAGGCGGCAATCTGTGCCACCTGTTCCTCGGAATGCGTTCTTGCGTTTCTCGCATAAGGAATCAAAGTGTTTATGTCAGCAAGGTAGTATTCTGTACTTTTATCTTTCATGTCTTGTTTCCTCGCTTTTCTTTACATTTGTGACCTAATAAAGGCTTGTAATACAAACCGCACTCTTTACATTTCACGACTGTTGTACATGATTCAGGGTGCTGTTTGAACCACTTCTTTGTGAGAAAGTCGTATTCAGCTTTCATTTGCTGTCCTCCTTATTTTTTAGAATTCAGAAGGCGTTCCATCATATCTGCCTGCGGATTTCCTGTAAATTCATGTGTACAATTTTGTTTTACAATATCATAAATTTCATACCATAATAAATTTGCCTGTTTTTGGTAAGACTGACTCATCTGTACAAAGGGACTGGCAATTGCACCGCCCGTAGTAGGATGTTTCCCGAGTAAACCAAAACGGCTGATTGCATCCTCACACTGAATAAACCGTGCAAAAGCCTGAGAGTAGCTCTCAAGCAGACGATTGTTAACAAGTTTTTCACAGCCACGGTCTTTCAGCCATTCCCATGTCTCCTTGTAAATTTCATCTGCACCAAGTGAGTTACCATCACGCTGTATTTGTGATAAATATTCGCTTGGATTTGGTACAGCATTTCCTTGAATTGATTCTGGACTTTCCAATTCAAAACCATTCAACTCTGTTGTTGGTGGTTCCATAATGACAGCAGATTTTCCATTTTGTATTTTTTCGTACAGAGATGCAGGCTTTTTTCCAGCTTTTGCCCTTCTGCCTCCTCTGTTTGTTCCATCTTTTGCCAAAATATCACCTCCATTTTTACCTGATTATTTACTTTTTCTTCTTAACAAAATTTCCATCATATCTTCACCCTGTGTTCCATACTCTTCTGAACAATTTTCTTTGACTATCTGAAAGATTTGTTGCCAAAGACAATTAGCTTCTTTCAGATAGGATTGACTCATAGAAACATACGGCGATGCAATTGCATTTCCCGTTGTCGGATGTTCAGATATGTAGCCATAGTGTGAGACCATAGAGTCGCAATGAATCCATCTTGCAGCCGAAACGGCATATTGTTCAATCAGCTGACGGCTGACAAGCTGGTCACAACTGCGTTCTTTCAGCCACTGTACAGTTTCATCAAATATCGAATCTGCCTGTAAACTACTTCCGTCTGCCTGTAGTTCTTTTGCAAAGTCCTTAATTTTAGGCACTTGTTTGCTGTCTAATTTTGCAGGTTTTAGCATCACTTTCTCATTTTCAGCTTTTCCGCTGGTGATTTTATCGAATAGCGGTTGTTTCTTTTTTCCTGCACCTACTCTCGCACCGCCACGATTTGTTCCGTCTTTTGCCATAGCATCACCTTTTATGCGAATGTTATCATAAAAAAATATAAATAGATATTGGGTAAGGGGGGGGGGTAATACCCCGTTTGAATTGCCCTTTTCATGTATGTGAG